AAATCTAAATTAGCTGATATAGAAGCTGGTTTAAGTAAGGTTGCCCAGGTAGCAGTACCTTTAATGCAGCAACTTTATACACAGGAGACGGTATTTAGAGTTATACAACCAAATAACTCCATTAACAAATATGTTATTAATAAAAAATTGGTTGATGATAAAACTGGTGAAGTGAAAGTTTTTAATGATATTGGTATAGGCAAGTATGATATCATTGTAGTTACAGGTTCAACACTTCCGTCTAATCGATATGCGGAACTTGAATTTTATATGGACGCATTCTCTAAAGGTCTTATTGATAGACAAGAAGTGCTTAAAAAGACTGAAGTATTTGATATGGAAGGAGTTCTTGAAAGAACTGACGAAGTGGCTAAACTTCAACAACAAGCACAAGGAATGCAAGACGAGATTAAAAAGCTTAAAGGTGACTTGCAATCTAGGGATAGAGAAGCAGTTAATCTTAGGAAACGTATTGAAGTTGAGAAGTTTAAAACAGAACTTGATGGTGTTAGTCAAAAGGCTAAAGCAGCAGGAACTGTATATGAAAAACGACTTGACGACACTATGGCCACCGTGAAACAGCAAATAAAAGATAATGCTAAAAAAATCAGCTCACCCCCTACTGGTGGTAAAGGGGCAGCTAAAAAACGGAGAAAGAAATAATGTCACAAGATAATGTACAACAAGATACCCCTCAATCTGAAGAACAGAAATTCCAATCATTGGAAGAAGCTGTATTTGGAGAAGGCTCTTTAGATAATACATCAAGTGCTTTTACAGATGGTAGTGAAGGAACTTCTGAAACAGCTCCTCAAGGACAACCTGTTCAGAATGTGGAACAAACTCAACCTAGTGAACCTAGTAATGATGAGAAAAGATATCAATATTGGCAATCTCAAGCAGATAAGTTAAGAGATGAGAATAGGCAATTAAAAGAAAGTATGCAACGTCAGCCACAACAGGCTCCTGTGCAACCTCAATATCAAGAACCTCATCAAGAACAGGCACCTACAGAAGAGTTTCCTCCACCTCCTCAAAGACCAGAGAGACCTAGGAATTTTAATAGAGAGGAAGCTTATAGCGACATCTCTAGTGAAAGTGCTAGGTACTTAGATGAAGTAGAGGATTGGCGAGATAACATGAATGAATACAATACTTTAAAGACTCAATATCAAGGTGCTGTCATGGAAGAAAAGATGCAAGCAATTGAAGAAGAGCGTGTTAATGATATTAAAAGAGCGCAAGCTATTGAAAATCAAAACAAGCAAGCTTTGCAAATTAGACAACATGTTAAAGCAAACTATGGTATGGATGATAATGAAGTTGTTGATTTCATGCATAAGATGTCAAACCCTAAATCTCTAAACATCGATAATCTAGTCCAATTGTATAGATTGCAACAAGGAGGCGCTGCTCAACAGCAAACCGCTCCTGCGGAACCTAGCGATGCTTTTACTCAAACACAGAATGCCCAACAAGTACCATCTCCTATGGGAGTAATGCCTTCTGGTAATTCTAATGTTGATGGTAGAAGTATAGAGGATAAGATGATGGATACAATGATAGGGAATTTCGATAGTAAAAACCCTTGGAAGTAATTTTAATTTAACCGCCCTACTTGAAGGTCTACCAAGACAGTTGATAGAGGGTATTTAATAAGGATGGAAACATGGCGAACGCAACTATATTTTCGAATATGGGTGGGCCTAATCAAGCAGCATCTTCCGTTTCGTTAAACGATACTAGACGTAAGTTTAACTTCGGTGAGAGAGTTGCTGAATTAGCACCACAACAAAGTCCATTCTTCGTATATTTATCGAAGGTGGCAAAAAAAGCTACTAATGACCCTGTGTTTAAATTTCTTGAACAAAGACATCAGTGGCAAAGACGTAACTTTAGCGTGAAAACGTATAATAGTTCCGCAACTGGAACAGCAACAGAAGAATTTGCTGTGGATGAAGTATTAAATGCAGGTGAAGATTTTGTATTTGATTGTGGATATGATGAGTATGGTAAAGTTGTATCGGCAAGCGAATGTAGATTTATCTTACCAGGACAAATACTTGCAGTTAAAGGTAATGATGGTGTAGTTTACTACTTCCAACTTGACGCTGCTGCAACTGTTTCAACTGCAGCTTCTCCTACTGCTACTGCTGAGATTCAGCATGATACTGATGACAATCAAACAACTGTCGAAGGTGAAGCATTAACAGCGATAGGAAAAGCCGTTCCTTCTGGAACTGGTTTCTCTGCTGGTAATAAATGCCAGATAGTTGGTAGTGCATGGGCTGAGGGAACTGATTCTCCTCTTGGTTGGGAAGATAAATTATATGACAGAGAAGGATACTGTCAAATCTTCAAAACTGGAATGAATATTTTCTCAGGAACAGCATTAGCTACTGAGTACAGAGGTATTGCTAATGAGTTTCAAAGAATTTGGCAAGATAAACTAATGGAACATAAAATGGATATCGAACAAGCTATGCTATTCGGTATGGGTAATGCTTCTGCTGAAGCAGTTTCTACAGTCCCAACAAGACGTTCCTGGGGTATCTTACCATACACTGAAACTTATGGTAAAATCTACAATATGACATATTCAGCTTCTGGATATGATGCATTTTTAGATGCTATGGAAGATTTCTTTGCTCCTGAATCTGGAAATAGTGGTAATAAATTAGTATTGGCTTCAAGAAAAATTATTACTTACTTAAACAAATTAGGTAGCGGAAGCTTCTTAAACAATTCTATAGGCGCATCTCAATACAGATTAGATGTAGAAACTATTCCTGGTGCTTTCGGGCATCAAGTAACAATGGTAAATACTATTTTTGGTAATTTACACTTTGTTCAAGAGCCTTTATTAAGAGGTCCTTGGGAAGATTATGCAATCTGCATTGATATGAAAAATGTAGCTTATAGACCACTTGTGGGTAATGGTGTTAGTCGAGACACCTTCATTGAAACTAATGTACAAGACAACGGTGTTGATGGTCGCCAAGACCAAATCATCACTGAATCTGGCTTGGAGATTAGTGTCCCTGAAACTCACGCAATTCTTAAGTTTTCTTAAGGGGGAGATAGATAATGGCTTGGACTAAAGAAAGTAAAAACGGCTATGTTATTTTCTCTGAATCAGGGCTAGTTCTTGATGATAATGAAAGCGCATCAGCTGAAATAGTAACTGTTACTTCAGCTTTACCTGATGGGTTAGATTGGGAAAATACTAAATTCCCTTTAACTGTTGATATGACAACAGCATCTGGCGCAGCAGTTGTTTGTGATGCGATTTTACAAACATCAACAACTGGAACAACTTCTGATGATGTAATGGGCGCAAGCTCAGCTACTCCTAGTTGGGTTGATTCAGTGGCTATTGACATTGACGTAACATCAAATACTACTACTAATTATAGTAAGGAAGTTGATGCTTCAAGTGTATATGCTCCTTATGCGAGATTTGCACTTAAGACAGCAGCAACAGACTTGACTGATGGTGCTGGTAGATGCACTATATCATTTGCTGTTAAGTCAACTAATGTTAGCTTAGTATCATCTGATATTGGCGGAGTAGGGGTTGACCCATCATAGTAAGTGGTTAGTTTAACAATCGTGGAGGGGCTTCGGCCCCTTCACATAACATGGAGATTTAGATGGCAAATAAAATAAGTGATAAATGGTATAGCGGGCAGAATCCAACACCTGGAAACGCCTCTACTGGTTATCCTTCAATAGTATATACATGGAACGACCCAGATGATAATAATCATACTGCAGTTACCTCTCCAGTATTTGCTTATCCAGGAAGATACTTTAGTATCATAATCAATGGAGATGCAGCAACTACTGCTGGTGACTATGTATATACATTAATGGGTAGTAATAATAGAGAATTAGCTGACGCTAAGTGGGATACTGTTAAAACTGCAACTATAAATAATGCAGATATAACAGAATTAACTACTTTTGTAGAAGTTAATACAGAGAATGACGAAGGGTTTTTTAAATTTTATAAATTAAAACTAGACCCTAGTGCAGACCCTGGAGTAGGGATTGCTATTAAAGTTGGTATAAACGCAC